GGCGGAGTTGAAATGCAGCTCGATGGCTGCTGTGGCGCCTGCCTCTTTGAGGTGCCCGGCCAGCCAGCGCATGGCAGAGCTGTAGCCGCCCCCCTGGTAATGCGAGACAATAATGCTGCGCACGCGGAAGTCCGAGAGCCGGCTGGCGATGCGCTCGGCCAGTGGCAGGTTGTAGTCCCACTCGCTGATGCCACCCACACTGACAGCCCCGCCGTCCCGGCGCGCACCAATGAAACGGCTGTGGCCAACACACAGTGCGATGAGCGGGGATTTCATACGGGCTCGGGTGTGGGTTATTCTTCAGTCAGGGCAGCGACAGCCTCTTGCATCGCATCCTCGAAAGTGTGGGGCGGCTCGGCCCATGACACCTTCGGAGTAGGGTCGGCAAGGAAAGCGGCAACGATGCCGTCGATCCACTGGCGGATCGCAGCGAGCTTCGGGCTGGATTTCTCAGCCGCCGCGAGCTTGTGCTCCATATCCTGAAGGGCGACCACCCGCATCGCTGAAAAAGAGCGGGCAATCCATTCTTCGGCGGAATAGACGGTGCTTTCAGGCTGAGGCTCTGGTGTGACCAGCAACGTGAAGTCATCCGGATTTACCAGCGCCGTGATTGGCTCCACGGTCACCGTGTCGGGGTAAGATTTCAAGTTTCCTCGGACACCATCGCTGTTGCGGGTGTGGGAGCCTTTAGGGTCGGTTTGGAATACGTATTTCATTGGGGTGTTATGTGTAAGTTATGATTAAGGGGTAACCGTCCCAAAGGCCAGCGTCCAGCCACCGGCGATCATTGCAGTTCGTTTCGCTCCCGAAGCGGCAGACGGCAGGAATGAATCGTTCGGGTCCCAAGTCGAATCCCAAAAGCCCGCGTTGTCATCAGCCGCCGCCGGAAGACTGTTGAAAGCGGCATCGTGTGCGGCTTGACTTAGGTAGTGCTGCCTCATGCTAACATAATTAAGAGAATTAAGCCCAGCCAAAGAAACATTGGTCAACCCAGTAGCATCAAGAACAAGTCTAGTCAGCGAGACTGCCGAAGATAAAGAAAACGTGTTTATTATGCTGTGTGTCAAATCTAGTTCTCGTAAGTTGATAAAACCGGTAGTAGGGAAACTGGTCAACCTGTTACCGCCAAGAGATAGGATTTGTAAATTATTGGAAAGCGGACCACCGAGCAAGTTACCAACTTCAGAGAGATTGTTATTGTGTAAATACAACTCTTGCAAAGAAGGCTGGCCAGAAAATAAAAAGCTCGTTAACTTATTATCGCCAAGATGGAGATAAGTAAGATTTGAAAGACCGGTTTGATCAAAAGTTACCAGATAATTGCCATCGAGATTTAAGTAAGTGAGAGCCGACAGACTATTTACTTTGATTGCGGTTACTTGTTTCGCAAAAATGGTGATTTCGGTGATACTTCCAAATATAGCTCCCGCTGAATTACATGACAATACGCCGTATGCGCGATGCCCGCCAGCCGCAGGGATTGTCAGTGTGATGGTGCCCCCAACAGCAGCCACCACCGAGCCCAATGATCCGTTCGCATTGATGAGGCGGGCATAACCGGATGTCGTTTTGACGGTGAATGAACCCTGATTAGCTCTAGTAGTGGCAAAATGGAATATCCCTGATGTTCCCGCATACACACTTTCTAGCGATTCAATCAGTGATTCACCAACCGCCGCCCCCGTTATATCGGAATCAAGGCTTCCCGGTAGGTATTCAAGACCGATCCGTGAAGGATCGTTCTCCGCGCCTTGCAGCGCCTCTAAAATTGGGCTGGTCTGCGCGGAGAGCCATTGCTCGGGTGTTGGCAGGGCGAGTGGCGTGTCTTCGTCTCCTCGGAAGACGTCATTGAGGACGCGGATTCCGAATGTTCGGCTGGTCGTTGGGCCTGCGTCGCCGGTGGCCTGCCAGGTGAATTCGGCCATGATGTCCACGAATGGCGGGTCGTTGTCCGGGTCTGCGTCGATGTCGAATAGCGCATTGAGCTCTACGGTGTTGAAGGACGGAGCGCCGGTCCAGTGCGGGTCCGAGTCCGGGGCCGGGGCGGTTGGGATGGCGCTTTGTGCGAAATCGTCGAAAAGCGAGACAGCGGCGGCGTCGAACTTTCCATTTTCTTTGGCCGCAAAAGTCAGCACGGTGGACGCCCCCAGGCGGACCGGAAGGCCGGCGCGCAGAAAGCGTATGGTGAATGGTGAGTGGTCGCCGCGCTTGATGTCGAGGCGGCTGACTGTCCTGCGGTCGGTCGGCGATTGGATGAGCGTCAGGGTGTCGAGGTCGATGTAGATATTCATGGCAGGCGGTGGTTATTTCAGGACGGTGGAGTATTCGCCGTTGCGCGGCCGCTTGGCCCAGCTTCCGAATTTCCGGACAGCGCCGTGGTAAATGGCCGCCAGCTCTTCCTCGCCATGCATGGCGATGGTATGGAAAAACAGCGCGTCTACTTCCGAGCGAGTCAAAGGAAAGTGAGCTGTGCGGGCGAACTGGTAGTGGATGTCGTGGCAAAGGCTGGCCAGTATGGTCGCCGCGAAGTCCGGGGTTCCCAGCCAGCCAAGCGGCCAGATCCAGCGTTTCGGGCTGCAGCCGTTCCACGCGTAGCCTTCTTCAATCCGTATCCCGAAAGCATCGTGCTGCGCCCAAATTTTGCCTGTTGCGTCATGATAGCGGATCGTCTCGGTGGTGCCACGATACGCGAGACGCACTGTGCGGCTCGTTACGAATCGCCAGCGCCGGCCGCCTTCGCGGGTGGGGTGGAGTTGGCGGTATTCCATTCCTTCCCGAAATGCTGGCAATGGCTGCTGCGGAATCATGGGCGGCGCTGCGGGTCGTGGGTTGGGCAGCGCTCGATCGCCTGGCGTACGTCGCGCATTATTTGAGTGGCTGCGGTCGCCACTGAGTTGGAGTCGCGGATGAGCGACATGAGAGTTTCTGTGGTCGCTTTGCGGTCTGCTTCGCGTTCGATGCGGCGGGCCTCTTCGCGGGCCTCTGCCGCATTCAGGCGGCGCGACATCCAGTGGAGGGCCAGCAGGACCCCGATCAGCGCACCAAACGGGCCGAGGATCCATTGCATCCATTCGGGCATTTGCGATGCGCCGGCCACGGCGACCAAGGATCCGAATTTTGAGCCCGCAATCGCGGATAGGATGGTTGAGGCGGCGCTGGCGAAGGTTTCGATTTGCTGGCTCATGGCGTGCGAAAAAACTGTGGGTGTCAATAATCCGAGATTGGGGTTTCGGGGGAGCGGGCGAGGATGTGAGATAGCAGTGTCACCATTTGTTGTTGCAGATCGGTTTGTTGGCGTGCGATATCCAGACCGCTGCTGACCACGCCGCCGCCGCCGCCGATGCGCTGCATGTCCGAGGCGCGGCCGATGGACGATTGGAACTGCATGTTGTCCGCGCGATTTCGGAGCGAGGTGAGTTTTTCGAGGTCGGCCTCGTTGGCGGCGATATTGCGGGCCTCATCGATCCCAAGCCCGGATTCGCCGGCGATTTCCTGGGCGCGTTTTTCCTGCTGGCGGGCCGCCACGGCGTCTGGGCCGGCCATGGTGGCGGCGGCATCGGCGATCAGACCTTGGCTGCGTTGGCGTGCCTCCTGGCGGCGTTCTTCGGCCTCGGCTTCCTTCTGCGCGGCGTCGGCGCGGGCGCGGGCGTCCACCAGGCGTTCCGCGCCGGTGCGGGCGTCCTGGGCACTGAAGCCCGCGGCGGTGAGGCGGGCGATTTCGGCGCGGATTTCCGCCTCGCGCTCGAGGGCTTTGACCTTTTCCTGGTTGCCGGCAAGCTGTGCGTTGAGAATCCGCATTTCTTCCTCCCAGTCGGCCAGTGCGGCAGCCTTGGACTGGCGGATTTTTTCTTTCTCGTCGGCGAGGCGGGTTTGCAGGTCGGCACGGCGTTTTTCGATGGCCTCGAGCTTGAGCGCTTGTTCGAGATCGGCGGTTTTTCCGGTGGAGTCATCCAGCTGGTCGAGGCGGCCGATGATGTCCCCGGCGCTGCCGGTGCTGGCGGTGGTGGTGATTTTAGCGCGGATGGCGGCTTCGGCCCGGGCCAACTCGGCGAGCTGGGCGGCGGCGCTGCCAGTGCCGCTGAATTGTTCGTCGGCCTCTTTGATTCGGCGGTCGAATTCGGCGCGCTTGGTGGCGTAGGCCTTGGCGGCCTCCTCGGTGGCCTTGGCGGCGGCGGCCTCCGCCTCGGCAGCGGCGCGGGCGGCGGCATTGGCGGCGAGTTGTTGGTCAGTGGTGGCGCGGAGTGCCTTGGTCTTGAGGTCGAGCAGGCGGGTGGTGGTCTGGGTGTCCGCCATAATGCGCTCGCGGGTGTCGGCATCGTCGGTGCGCTGCATCTGAGCCATGGCGGCGTCTTCGATGGCGGCTTTCTCGGACTCGATGGAGGCGATGGTTTGCTCGATCTCCGCCCGGCTGGCGACTTGCGCCTGGATGGCACCCACGTGGAATTTTTCCATGGCCGCATTGCCGCGGTCGTAGGATTCTTGCATGGCGGCATTCGCTTCGGCGAGGTCGTTGGCGTAGTTCATGGCCAACTGTGCGCCGATGCCGGCGACGACCAACGCGGCACCGCCGCCGATCATGCCCGCGCGGCTGGGTCCTTTACCAGCGGTGGCCCCGGCGGTGGCGTTTTCGCGCAGCGCGGCGGTGTTGGCCTTGATGGCGGCGGTCTGGGTCCACCACTCGCGGGTCTTGTTGGCCATCAGGCCGAGGAACGTGGCGATCTTGAGCGCGGCCATTCCTGCGCCGATGGCCACCAGGTGCGGGGCGATGGCGACTAGGCCATTGACCAGCCCGCCGATGGCTTTGCCGACGGCGGTGAGGTCCATGGTGGCGAATTGCGCGGTGATTTTTTCCAGCGCCGGGAGGATGGCCACGGCGGCGGATGCGCCGATCTGTTGCCAGCCGGTGCCGAGGTTGCCGAGACGATCGGAAACGGCGTCGAGCTGGCTGGCATTCTGGGCCAGCGTGGCGGGCAGCGCGCCGAGTTCGCGGCGGGCTGTTTCGAAGCCTTCGACATCGGAAAACGCGACGAGCGCCTCCGCGCCGGTGCGGCCGAAGATGCGCATGGCCAGCGCGGTGCGCTCGGCCGGGTCTTGCACGGCCATGATCGCCTTGCCGAGCGCTTGGAAGGCATCCACCGGGTCCATTTCCCGCAGGCGGCCCATATCCACGCCGAGCACGGCGAAGGCCTCGCTGGTGGTCTGCATGTCCTCGTTTACGCCGGCCAGCGAGCGCTGCATCAAGCCCAGCAGGCGGGTGGTGGACTCGCCAGCCATCCCGGCGTTCTTGAGCACGCGCTCCATCACCACGAGGTTCTCGCCGGAGGCCCCGGTGCGGGCCATTTGATCCGAGAGGCGGCCGCCGGCATCGATGGCGGCGCGGATGGCGTTGGGTAGCGAGTTGGCGGCCTGGATTAGGCCGTCGAAAAGGCGTTGGCCGATGCGTTGCTTGAAACCGTTGGCGATTTTCTCGGCGGTGCTTTCCGCCTTGCGTTGCAGTCCGTCCAATACGGTGACGGCTGCACCCGCGTTGCCGCTTACATTTACGGAGACCCCGGACATGGTTTCAGGTCACCTGTCAATTATCTTGCGAGGCACGCCAGGACATGGCATGGTGGCGTCGTGAGGGAAAAGAAATTGGACGTTTATCCACGGTATGAGGACGACGGCTATTATGTCGGCGGGCCATCGGAGCCGCACGCGCTGTGGTTCTTTTTTTTCCGGATTTTCTTTTTCCTGTTCGGCCTATGGGTTCTCACGAAGGTGGGGGATTTGATTTACCACTGGCTAGATCTCGGGCCTTGATGTCCGCGATTTCGCGGTCGAGTTCGCGGTCTTCGTAGCCGCCGTTCTCGGGTTCCATGCCGTTGGCCCACGCCGAGCAGGCCGTGAGGGCGAGGAGTTGGCAAATCGGGATGTCGTGGATCGCGCGGTCTGGCGGCCAGCGGTAATCGCGGCAGGCCCCTGAAATCACCGAGAGCCACCAGCCGAAGCCCGCTTTTTTTTTGAGCTGCCGTCCGGATGTGGGGATTTCATGGCGACGGCGGTGGCGCGGGCGCGAATCCAATGTGCCATCAGCTCGGCCGCGGCATGGTTGAGGACTCCGACCGGGATATCATCGAGGAATTCGTAGAGTGCTGATTCAAACGAATCATCATCGATCATGCGGAACAGCTCGCGGGATGACCGGGTGAAGGCAAACAGCGCTGTTGCCACATCGTATGCTCCCCAGGCTGCGCTGCCCCCGGTGGCGAGCGGGTGTTTTACCCTGGCGAGGAACAGGTCGTGCCCGGCGGTGATCGGGACTAACGGGAAGGGCCCGATCTTGGCCCCCACAGGGCAAAACGCATCGATGACTTCCAGCGGGGTGCGGCCGCGGGTGTTTTCGAGCGCTTCGGCGAGTTGGTCGAGGGTGGCGGCCATGATGGTCCGGCTATCAGGCCCCGTCCGCACCCATGATTGGGTAATGGTGGATTGTGATCGAAACCATTGTCGATTCGTTGCCCTTGTAGGTGATTTCCGACGATTCGACAAAGCAGCGGCCCGTGTTGAGCGCTACTCCGTCCACGGCCGCGCTGAATGTCACGGCCGCGCCTTTGGCGGGTAGAGTGACGGTGCCGGTGCAGCGGGTTTGAAGTGTCACGGTGTTTTTCGCACCATGCTCGACTCGGGTCACGATGTCTCCATCCTCGTCGGTGATGTCGGTGGTGTTACCGCCGATGGCGATTTTCACGTCTTCGACGATACCGGTGACGAGTGAGTCGGAGGCGGTTTTGACGGTGGCTGGGATTCCCCAGGAAACAGTTTTGCCTTTGATTGCGACGGCCATAGTGACCATGGCGCGGTGTCAATTATCAGGCGGCCGGGGCCGCGATCAGGCGGAACCCTTGGAAGTGCTGCCAGCGCGTTTCGTCCCGGCCGGCCTCTGAGGTGAGCGGCACCCACGCGGATGCCACTACGCCTCTGCTGTGCAGATACGCGATCACCGCGTCGGGATCGTCCAGGGTGCTGAACAGCCCGGCGGCATCTTCTTCCGCCGCCTCAATGGTGGTGGCGTCCGCGTCATTCATCACGGCGACGATCACATTGAAGTCCCAGATGTCCGCTTGTCCCATGCCGTAATCCTCTCCGCTTCCGATCCGGACGATTGCGTATGGAGGGAAAACATCGTCGTCCCCTTCCTGGCACAATATTTGAATCGGGCCGACGTAGTGAGCTTGAAGGTAGTCTTGAAGGGCTCGGATGACCTTGGAGCGAAGCATGTGACTTTGCGGCTAGTCAATTTCCCATCTTGGCGTTGGCTTTCGAACTGCGGCGTTCGATCATTGCGGCAAGGGCTTTCCGCAGCCCTTCAGTCCGCCGGAAAACCGCGCGCTGGATCCGCACGTCCATGTCCTTCGGAAAATAGGGCATGCGGTTGTAAACGGTGATGCCAAGTCCCTCGGTGGTCCGGATAATCGAAACGCCGCCGGGTTTTTTCCCGTGGCGCGTGATCCATACCGGAGTGGCCCGCGCTGCGGTCTTGAGTTCGGCGGCGGCATGCAGCCAGCCGGCGGCGAGCAGGCCCACATTTTTGATCGCCCGGCGGGTGTAGGCTCGGCGGATGTTGGCGCGGGTGACGGCCATCAGTTGTCCTGTGCTGCCGGTGCGCACGCGGCCACTGGCCGGCGAGCGGGAAAACTTGTGGATTCGCTCCAGGTCTGCTTCCGTTTGCGCGAATTCGCGGATGGTTTTTTTGCCCCGCCCGGTGCCCCACTCAAAGCCGGCATCGATGAGGCCGAAGACTTTCTCGTCTTTCAACTTGGTGGTCGGGAACAGCGCCGCGATGTCGGCGGCAATCCGCGCCTCGCCGCGCTTCTTGGCACTAAGATCGATTCCGCCGCTATCCGTCATGGCCTGTCCCTTGCTGGCACCCGGTGGTGTCATGGCGATTAGGTGACCGACGATGATGCCGGCTTGCTGGCGCACCACGGAATCGAGGTCTTTGCGCGCCTCTCGCGCGAATTCCTGCATGGCAGCATTCAGGCGGCGGGTATCAATGCGGATGTCGAGCATTTCGGATGCTTGGTCAGGGGAGTCAATACGGCCTCACGCGCCTGGGCCGCCATTGGCGGGAGCTCCTGTGGTCGCATTCCATGCCGGTGCGCCGGATTTGGTCGCATAGGTCCACCATTCGGTCACCTCGATTGAGCACGATGCGTCCTCGACGACGATTTCTGGATCACCACCTGTTTCTAGCAGGATCACTTTTGCCGGGATTTCGTAATTTGTTCCGAGGATTTCAAAATTTGCGCTGATTGGATACCCGCTGCTGCTTTCCTGGGCAATCAAGACTTTGCTAGGGGCAGTGGTTTTCTCTTCGGACAATGCATAGACACTGGCTGCCAGATACCACTGGCCATCGTCTAGGTATGGGCGCGAGGCGAAGGTCACCCCGTTTCCGTCTTGATCCTGATAGTAATTGTAGGTGTAGTTCTGCAGCAGCTCGATTTCATTTTCCACCGGCACGTCGAACCCCGCGTCGCGCATCCGGACTAACTCAATGTCGATTGAGGTGGTGACGGATTGAAGATAGGGCGGTTCTTCCGGGTATGGATTGATTTCCTCCTTGTGGTTGATTGTGGCCCGCAGCCGCAGTTTTTTTGCGCGGTAAAGCAAAGCTGCGATGTCCTTGGCGGCCCACGGTCCGCTGATGTTTTCCTCTGGGAGCGGCTCTATCTGGTAAAGCCATGGGGCATCAAAGCGGGCGTGATCGAAAACCACTTGGGCAAGCGACCGGATTCTTCCTGTGATACGTATTCCCATTGGCTCAGGCGGGGATGAATGGGGCAGCTTCAAACACCCGCACTGGGTAGCCGTTGATAATCCCATGGATCAGCCGCTGAGCGGTCATCACGGATTGGTTGGCTTCTGCGGTGGCAGGTGAGCCGGAAAATTTAACTCGCCCGATGAGCAGACGTGCGTGGGTTTGCTCGCCATCCACAAATACCGCCTCGTCCCGGTTGTCCACGGCGGCCAATGTCCAGTTGGAAGCGGCCCACCCACCGTCGATTTGGCATTGAAGGACGATCCATTTGGTAGATGCGATGGTGGTTTTGACTCCGAATTTGATCGCGCTGCCTGACCATCCAGACCCGCTGGATCCCAGATCAATGAGGTTTCCGTTTAGCCCGTCCGTGACGCTGGATTTATCCTCTGATACTTCCCATTTCCAGTTGCTCTCCACTTTGCTTACCGAGAGGAAAAATGGGCCGCGCGCGGCGGGGCTTGATGAGCCGGGCTGCGGGCTTGTGCTCAGCATTGTCCCTGCCGAGCTGCGAGACATGCGCAGGCCGTGCCCGGCAGTCACAGCGCTCGCGCGCAGGTGGGTTTTCAAGGCCGCCCATCGCGCCGGTGTCGGCGGCCAGCGGAAAATTTCGCTCAGGTCCATGATCAGTAAACGTCAGAGTCCCAGCCGCGGGGACCGGAAAGTTTCCATGTTTTGGTGATTTGGTAAATGTGCCCCCGTTTTTGGTAGGTATTTGACCAGGCCAGCCATGAGCGGCCTCCAAGAGACGGGTTGGGGCCGGATGGGCTTTGAATTTTTCCCAGGTTGTTCAGCGATGACGGGCGGCTTGTGGAAAATGAAATTTCGCGCCATTCCGCGCCTGGCACCAAGTAGCTTTCGAGCCCTCCTTTGGGGTTGGCCGCTCCGGATATTGTGGCGGCGAATTCCCGGAAAACACCTTTGGCGTCGTCGGTAGTCGGCAGGAAGGTGTTTGGATCGATGAAAACCGCTCCGTTTTTCGCGTCGGATGGCTTGCCGGCGATTTTGGACACGAAATCGGGATGCGCCTGGATCGGCTCCTGATCGAGGCTTCCTTGCAGCTCGTAGTAGGGCTCCGGCATCTCGAAAAGAAATCCTTCGAAGACGTATGAAACAGTCCAAAACCGAGGTTTTGTCCGCGTCCCGGATCGGCGGCTGAGCGCCATAGCCGAGAACCTAGGATGCAGGCTTCCGTTCGGTGCGATGGCGCCTGGAAACAATGCGTCGGGAATTTCCACGGTGAGTTGGATTGTATCAACTCCAAAGCGATCCGTTTCGAACCGCTCTTCCACTTGGCGGATCACTTGGCTGTTGCGTCCTTGAACATCTGCTGGCATGCTTCAGTCATGCGGAAGTCAATTATCATCATGATGGTTTTGCTCGCACTGCCCGCGATAGCGGATGACGCGAAAATCGCCGCCGAGTGGCAGCTCCTCCGTGAGGAGCTCCGCAAGCAGGGATACCCGGTGGCCTCACGGGTGGAAGGGCGGCGTGAAATCGCCGCGGACATGGAGCGAGTGCGGCGTGAGATGCAGCGGCGGGCGGGCAAGGCACCTGTTTCTGATATGCAGCGAATTGGGGGCGGCGGCGGGCCTGTGATTGTTCATCCTCGCCCTCGGGGACTACAAATCGGATCATTACGCAAATGAGAACTGGCTGGGAAAACGGATCACGGGTGCCTGTCACAGACGGGCGCGAGGGCGGGCGCGAATCCATGCAGTCCCGCCGCGCTGATCCGGCGGCGCTCATTATGGCTCGGCGCTTGGTAGGTTTTATGCTGGCGGACGCCAATCCGGCGCTCGGCATCGAGTGCCTGGCACTGGTGACTGGCATCGGCTATGACGGCGCGAGCGAGGCGGCCATTGCGCGGCGGCACCGCGTGACCAGGGCGGCGGTAAGCAAGCGCTGCGTGGAATTGTGCGAGGCTTTCGGCATTCCCCCGGTCCGGGCTATGCGGCCGGAGAAGTGCCGAGATCATTGCCGCAAGGCGCGAGTCCGCGAAATGCTTTCGTCATGAAGTCGCTTGTTTCTTTTGACGTGCAAGCGCCGTGTATGGAAATCATTGCGCCGTCCCGTCCGCTTCCGTCGTTTATCGAGGCCACACCCGTGGGCCTAAAGCTGTCCAAGGACCTTACGTTCGAAGAATGGTCTGCGATCGCCAGCAGCTTCGGGGTCGCCCTCCAGACAGCCGCCTGGTGCATCGGCGATTGGATGGTGTATGGCGAGCGCAAGTGGGGCCGGCAGTTGCTCCTCGATGGCGAGGAGTTTGATCCGGCGAAGCCGACGCGCATTCCCTCCCACGTTTATGATGCGGCCGTTGAATCTACCGGTCTGGATCGCAACACCCTGAGCAATTATGCCGGAGTCTGCCGAAAAATCCCCATGGAAGAGCGGCGGATCAATGTTTCGTTCGGGCATCACCGCATTCTGGCGCCGCTGCCACCTGCCAAGCGGCTGGAATGGTGGTCGCTGTTGGATTCCGAATCCAAGAAGCTTCCCACTGTAAAGCGGCTGGCGCTTTCCGTGCGCTGCGTCGAAGGGGAGGCCCGGATTGTCACTGACAAGGAGCTAGAGCGCCGCGGGGCTCAGGCAGGGCACGACAATTATGTCCCGCACCTGACTCGGCTTCTGACTTGCCTACGCAAAACAGTGCCTCTCATGGATGAGGACCAGCGCGAGGCCCTGCGGCAGGATACTGCCCAGCTTATCGATCTTCTGGATAGTTTGTGAGCTGCGGATTTTCCAGCCCTCCCCATTCCTGACGCCGGAGAACGTAGGGGTGGATTGCGGACCATTGCCTAACGGGACGCGCCCCGCTTCGGTTGTCTCTCGGTTTCTGGTGGTTCCAACCCCCGCCGGGGCGGTGTGCACCGCTGGAAAAAATTACCGCCTTGCCGGGCGCAGCGTTAGCTCCCCGATCAGCGCTCCCGGTTGGAATGCGACCCGCGCCACGCGCATCGGACGGTCACGGTAATGCGCCGCGGTGCCGATGGATGGAAGTGCGGGAAGCTCGGATAGTAGCACCTTGCACTCGACGTCGCCGTCGTCTGCAAATCCCCCCTCCATGAGCTCGCGCCCGAATGGCGATTCGTTGACCACGGCCGAGATAGTGGTTTCCCCGATCTGCATTGAAACGCCAAACGCCTCCCGGAGCTCCCGGAAGGCGTCGGCGATGGTGTTGGCTGTGGCCGCATTCATTTGGCGGATTTGCCTTTTTTCGGTTCTGGATCCCGGGTTGAGACTTCCGGGTCGGGGATGACGATTTCGTCGGAGGCGGCAGCTACAATTTCGGCGCGGCCACTGGTAAGTAACTCGGCGGCCAGCTCGTTTGGCGTGTTCTTCAAAATGGTTCCGGATGGCACGTGGTCGCCTTTTACCAAGCAGTCTTCGGTGATGCGGATGTTTTTCATTTCATGATGAGATTTGGGCCAATGATGCGCCGGGGTGGAGGGAACCCAAAAACCTCCACCCCGGCGAGGGCTTACGCGGCAAGTGCGTCGAGCATGGCCGCGAACGATTTCGGACGACGGACTCCGCCGTCGTAGTAGGTGTTTGCGACCAGCGTGTGCAGGCCCAGCTTGGCATTCGCGCTGTCGCGAATGAGCTCCAGGTTGAGGCCGCCCCAGTAACCGATCACGTAGTCAGCGAAGTTTCCGAAGAAGATCGCGGAGCATACGGCGCCAGACCCACCCTTAACCAGCGTGCGGCTGATTGCGTTGGTGAACGCGGCGCGGTAGCCGTTGAGGGTGTTTGGCGCGAGATCGCTCAGGATGAAGTTTCCTTCGATGCCCGATCCTTGTTTCGGGGTGAGCTTGAGCTTCTGCCGGACTTGTCCGTTGGTGGCATAGGCCAGGCTTCCCATGATCGCGTTTTGCGCGTCCACTTTTTCTTCAAGGTTCACAATGTGGCTGTAAGTGGGAGCCGCGCCTGCTGCGCCCCCTGCCACGCTGCCGATGCCGGAGGTGCCTGCGATGCCTTGGGCTTCGTTGGTGCCTCCGCCATGGAAAAACGCGGCTTCTTGAGTGGCGAGCATTTGGGCGGTGAGGTGGCCGCGGATCATCGCCTCAATGGCCGGGCTGGACTGCATGAGCAGTTGGTCCGACAGGTCGATGAACGCCGGAAGGCGCTTGGGCCGCAATGCCAGCTGGGCAGTGGTGGGATTGACCTCGTCCGCTCCGGCATTCTCGGCTTTTGCGGCAGCAGCGGTGCCAGCGACCAATCGAGGCACGTCGAGGTTGCCGGTGAGGCCGGTTAGCACGGTGGCACCGAGGCTACGCATGATCGACGCGTTGAAGAAGTCGTCGAGCAGGCCGGCCTTCTGGGTTGCGATTGCCATTCCGCCCTGGTCGCCAGCAACGCTGGTTTGTCCGGTGGCGGTCATGTCGCGCTGAACGAGGAAGCTCGGCAGCATGATTCCGGCGGAGCGCCCGAGGCCTGCGGCGGCGGCTTCACGGAAGCCTTCGTCGCAGAGTTCGCGCTCGATGCCGTCCAGGGCATTGCCGGAAACCAGCGAGCGAAGCGCGACTCCGAGGTCGAAGCGCGAGACGTCGGACCGCTCGGAGCGGCTCAGCGTTGGCACGCCTGGCGTGTAGGATTGCTGGCGGCTGACGAGCGTATTGAAAACCGCCTCGCGGAATTGCTCCGGCGATTGACCGTCACGCACTGCGGCGCGGGCGTCCACGGTGATGCCTTGGCGCTGGGCTTGTTCGGCAATAGAAGTGATCGCATCGACGCGGCGGCGCTCCAATTCCACGGCGCTGCGGGCAGCGGCTGCGGGATCAGCAGGAGGTGCTTCGCGCACGATTTCCAGCGAGCGCTGGGGCGGCTGCGGGGTGGATTCCGCACGGGTGGCGGATTCAGCAGGGGCGGCAGGGGCCGCGGGTGGTTGATTGGTATTCATGGATGTTTCATTTTGTAAATTCGGTGCCGTTGTCGGATTTCCCATTGCCCTGCCAACTCCAACGGAATCGTCGGCCGGGATGCTCACCAGGCTGAGTTCGAAGGGCTCCCAGTCAGTGGCTCGAATGGTTTCCACGCCACCGTCGCCTTTGGTCACTTCTTCTTTGTGGATCCGGTATCCGACCGAAACCAATCGGCGGATTCCGTCTTTCACGTCCTGGAAAATTTCTTCGGCGCGGGCCGACTTGCCAAACCGCACGATGGCGCGGCCGCGCTTGTCGTCGTCGATCCACGCTTTGACGACGACCCCGATTTGATCGCGGCGGTCGTGTTCTACCAGTAGCGCGCCGCCATTGTTGAGGCGGCCCAGGCGCACGTTTTTCTTTTCGTGGGCGAGGATTTCGCTGCCGAAGTAGCGAGTTACCGGTGCTTCACTGGAAAAAGCAATTTCCACGGTGCGGGCCGCGTCGTCGATTGCCGCGCGGTCGAGTTCGACCGAGCGATGAAGCATCTCATCTTCTGCGGCGGCGGCGCGTGTGCGGAGAAAGGGGTTGTGCAGGGTGCTGCGCATGATTATTCGTCGCTGTCAATTTCAGCCTTGAGCGGCGCGGGCCCTTGGGGCGGCGTAAGACTCAGCCCCAGCGAGGCGGCCAGCTCCTCGTCCGCCTTGGTGGTGCGCAGCACGTCAAAGATGTCGCCGCCGTTTTCCGCGATCACATCGCGCAGTGGTTTCATGCGATTCCCGACCGCCATGATGGCTGCCTCCATGTCTTTTTTGGGGTCCACCCACGCCCACCGGCGGCCGCGAAATTCCGGTGCGTTGAACTTCCACATTTTTTCGTATGGCAGCCCGAGGCGTCCGCTAAGCAGCTCGAGCGTCAACCACTCTTCGAATACGGGCACGCAGAAGTGCTCGATCATAAATCGCTGCAGCCCGCGCCACACTTCGCGCTCTTCGAGCAGGCCGGCGCGGATCGAGCTGTAATTGACCCCCTCAAGGTCGCTGGCCAGTGTGTTGTAGCTGATCCCCAGCGATGTCGCGACGCCGCGCAGGCAGGATTTCACGAAGTCTCCGTAACCGCTGTTCGGATGATTTGTATCCCATGCCTTGAAGTCCACGCCAGGCGGCAGCTCCTCGATGGTCCCGGGGCTGGCGTCCATGGCTAGGTTTCCGTCGCCGTCGATTTCGCCTGTCCAGCCTTCCGGCGTCGATTTGGTGAAAAATCCCATCTTTGCCGCGCCGGTGCGTGCGGCCATCACTTCGGCCTCGGCATATCCGTCGAGCATTTTGAGCCGCTGCATCGAGGCGACCAACCACGGCAGCCCACGCGTTTGTTCCGGCCGTTCCGTGCGGAACAAGTGAATGATGTCGCCAGCCGGGATACGCGTGCGCAGGCCGGGCGCGGACCCTGTCCACATGGTGTCGCCTGGGTGGCGGTTGAGCAGGTGATAGGCCACCGGCCGCCGATACGCGTCCAGCTCCACCCCAAATCGGATGTCGTTACCGTTTTCGGCCCGCCGGTTGTCTTCCGCATCCAGCAAGTCCGCCTCGATGATTTGAAGTGCAAGCACGCCGCCGCTACGGATTTTACGAACCAGAACCTCGCCGTCTCGCGCCATGCAGCGCAGCACCAGTCGCTGCACGTCGCACCACGAATAGCGGCCGGTCACGTCGCAGCGTCCCGGGCGGCCCCATTGGTGGAACGCCAGCTCGATCCGGTCATTGGCCACTTCGTCAAAACGGCCACCGGTTTCCTGCACGCGCATTTGCAGGCTGATTCCGTTTTCCCCGAGCACGTTGTTTTCCAGCGCGCGCAGGAACCCTCGCACCCATTCGTTGTTACGCTCAAGGTCGCGGGCCCGTGTGCGGATCGCCAGCAAGTGGCCGCGCATCGCTGAGTCCGACGACAGCGGCGAAACGATCCAATCGAGTGTCGCCCGGCCGATTTTTGACGCCGTAAAGTTACGGGCCGACGATTTCCCTTTCGGCCCCCGGAAGATGTTTCGAAAAGATTTTAGCATGCAGGGAAGTGGATTTTGATGGTCCGTCGTTTCGTCCCTCCGGCGATGAGGCTTTCCAGTGCGCGTTCTTCTTCGCGCAGCTTATCGCGCAGCCGCATCAGTTTTTCGACGTCGGCAAGGGTGTAGCTCTGATCCCCGAATGAAACGGACTGGCTTGTTTTCCCAAGCAGGCTCGTGATCGATGAGCTGCACGCAGCCAACATGGCTTGCACTTCCACCAGGCGTTCTTCGTTGCTCACGGCATGGGCCGCGCTGTCAACCTCACCAGTTATTTACCCAGCCACTGCGGGAGCGCGGTGGTTTCGCGGATTTTTCCCCACTTTTACCCGGCTGCGGATCGGATTTTTTTTCGGGCACGAACGACGCGGCCAGCCGTTCCCAGTTCACATTGAGAAGTTGCAACGCTGCCAAGGCATAAACGCGGATGTCGAGCGCTTCGTTTCGCGCTTTTGACGGGTTTTCAAAACGCGAGTATGGCACGCCGTTTTTGTAGCGCGTCACCTTTGTCTCCGCAGTCAACTGCCGGAACCATGTTTCGTCGCGATTGGAGGGAAAGTGCATGTAACCGGGGCCCAGGTCGGCCGATTGCAGACGCGAATAAATGATCTCCTTGGCGGTGTCCGTTCCAACCGAGAACAGGGCGGCCCGCGCTTTTCCTTGCCGGGTCGGTCGGCTCAACAATGGCACTGAGGGCCCGCCACGGCCCTTGCATGCGTAGATTTTCCGGCGTTCCCGTTTTTTGGTGTAGTCATAAACCGACCGCGATTTATGACCGCTGTCCACCAGTGCGGCCGTTACGCGCATGATAGTTCCGTTCGGGTGCTCCCATGTGCGGTCCAACTGCTGGTCAAGCTCAGCCTGCACTTCCGGTCGGTTGAAATCGCCCATGATTACGACGTAGTCAATCGACCAGCTTTCTTCGCCGGGGCCCCATCCCACGAATTCCATCTCGATCCGGTCGCCCTGAATGTCGATCCCCGCGGTGACCAGCAGCGCGCCGGGCGGGAAGTCTCCCCAGTTTTCGCGCCGCTGCATGAGCGGTTCCCAGGCTACGGATTCGCCTTCGTCTTCCCATGTCTCAGCCAGGAACGTGTTCACCCAGGTGCGCAGCACTTCTTTCCCTTTACGCTTGGCCGATATGTGATCGGCGACCATCTGGTGAAGGCGGTTTTTGTAGCCCCGCTTGTGCCGGAAAAGTGAGGCCAGCCCGTTGAGGTGATAGCCTCGCAGCGTCCGCTCGGGGAATTCCGGCCGCCACTCTCCGCGGCGAACCATCATCCGCCGGTCATCATCTGAAATGGGCGCTTCGCATCGGTCGCACACATACACGGCGTCGCTGCCGTCGCCCTCCGGATCGTAGCGTATTTGCGCCCATTTTAATGTTTGGTAGCCGCCGCACTTCGGGCATGGGCACCACAGCCGCCTCTGGTCGCTTTCCTCAAAGCGTGCTTCGATCCGCGAAATCCCTTTCACCGTTGGCGTCGAGGTTTCGAAGATCACCGGGTTCCAGAATGTCTCCGTCCGCCGAATCGCCAGCGAGGCCGGGTCACCCTCGCTTCCAGCGCTGGTCGGAAAGCGGTCTTCCTCGTCGAGCAGCACCACGCGCCGCGGGCGGCTGGCCAGTCCGCTCGGTGCATTGGCCCCGGCCATGGCGATGTTGCCGCCCGGGAAAATCTTGTGCAGCAGGGTGTTTCCGCTGTCGCGGGATCTTGGGTCGCTAACCTTGTCGCGAAGGGCCGGCGTGTCCCGGATCATCGGTGCCAGGCGTTCCTTGGACCAGCTCTCGGCCAGATCGATCGTCGGCTGCACCATCAGGATCGGCGCGGGCTCGATGTCCATGAAATAGCCGACCACATTGTTGAGCACTTCGGTTTTCCCGAGCTGGCTGGCCACCATCAGAATGGTCCCGGAGGCAGTTGGATCGTTCACAGAGTCCATCCATTCCACCGCATACGGCGTCATGTCGGATGAGTATTTTCCCGGGTTGCTCGAGGCCTCGGCGCTCAGGTAGCGGCGCTCATTCGCCCACTCTGAAACCGTCATCCGCGGCGGCGGCCGGAAGATCTCGAACCAGTGTCCGGCGATGGTTTGCAGCGCGTCATTCATCGGCACCATTGCTCAGGGACCGAACCACGCGCGTCCATTTGATCCATGACCAGGCGCGGTCATCCACGACGTAGCCAGGTTTGGCCAGGATTGCCTCGAACAGCTCGCTGCACTCAAAGAGTTCTGCGGCCGCCCGGGCATGCGCTTGCCCGCGGGCGGACCAGAGCACCAGTCGGAATCCATCGGCCTTTTTTGCTTGGAGCCACTCCAAAAGCGATTCATTCGGCAGGCCACCCAGCGACAGGGTTCCGTCAACATCAACGTAAATCCATTTTGGCGGCGGTGGCGGGCGGCGGCTCATGCATTCCGGGTCCAGTCAATTTTTTCGAGGCCCATGAGTTCCGCCAGGCACTTGTCTTTTTCCTCATCGGTGAGCGGCATGTTGAGCAGGCGGTTGCGGATCGCCACCATCACCTTTTCGCCAAGCTTCTTCACCGCAGCGATCTCGACCAACTCTCCGCGTGCGCGGCTGTTTGCCAGAGCCAGCTTGTCCGCTTCCTCCCGAGTTTTCCGCAGGCGCTCGGCTTCGTATTCTCCGCCGCCTATTGCCCGGTAGAGGTCGCCGATCCGGTAGAGTTTTGCGCCGGCGGCCCTTCCGGCCGCGTCTCCAACTGGCTGCGCTTTGGCTTCGGTGAGTCGTTTCATCACCGAGTGGCGCTCGGTCCCGGTTTCGCGGCACCATTCAGCCACGGTCAAAGCGCTGACGTGCTGCGCGGCGGCGGCGGGCTCCGGTCTGGCTATTTTTTTTGCGGTCTTTCTGGCGGCGGCCGCAGCGTGTTTTTTGAGCTCACTGAGCATAGAGGGACAGTAATTTGTTCAACTCCTTCTGGATCGCCAGGCATGCTTTGAAGTCCTGGATTGTGGCCGAGTTCTGGAACAGCATGTTGAGCCTTGCGACGGATTTTCCGAATTCCAGCTCCGGATTGTAGTCCGCCACGTTCCGGAAATATTCCGCGATCAACTGCCAACCCTCTGCTTTCTTGGCGGCGGGCCAGTCCTGCATGTGTTCGGCCAGTGTCGTTTCACTGACCCCCACCGTCATCATTTCGATGAGCTGCTTGCCTTCCGCCATGCTCAGCCCGGGCGGCGGCGATTGGGCGATGTTTTTTGACTTACTCGAGCGCGAAGACTTCTTCGATCCATTTTTTGTGGTGGGCATAGAGTAAGGCGGAACGTGCGATAATGTTCTGTTCGATGCGCGGGTTTGCGGTGAAATTGGCGGAGCCTTCCATGATGAATCCGGAGTCGCCGAAATTGAGGATGGCCACCTTGGCGTGATTTTCCAGACAGCGGATCCGGGATCCACGCTCGGCGAGGCCGTTGGCGATGGTCGCATAGACGGCGGATTCCCGGCGCTTGAAATAGGTCCCGGTCAGTAGGTGGATTTTCGACAGCCTTCCGTCGTCGAGCATTTCTAGCATCTCGAGCGCGTTGGGTCGATTAAGCGTCCACGTCGAGGCGTGCAATTCCGCGCCTTGGATCCCGGCCATCTCCACAATGATGGGCACCAGCGACCAGTAATCGAATTTTCCATCCGACACGATGTGGAAAAATTCCCCCTCGGATGGCAGCCGCTCAATCAGCTCCCGCGCCGTGGCTCGCTTGCGGGCGTCGATGCATTTCCGTTTCCCCTCCATGCGCACCATTCGAGGTGTGATTGTCTCACGCGTTTCGACTCGCGCGTCGAATTTCCGGAAACGGAACAGTTCGGCGGTGTCCATAGGCGGCATGATCTCTGTGGCGGAGTCAAAAAACCTGTCGCTAGGGTTTTGTTGGGCGGCAGATGACTCCAGAGAGAGCCCTCCCGGAAGGACCCGTCGTCACGATGCATCAATTTTTGTTCATTCTGCTTGCCTTGAACGAATTTTTGTTCATTCTTCATGCATGAGCAAGGCCGACAAGCTGAAGGCGAAGATCATGGATCCGGACCAAGTCCACAACGTGACCTTCGATGAAGCTGTGAAGTCTTTGGAGCATGCAGGGTTCGTGTGGGATCTGGGGCGCGGCAGTCATCAGGTGTATCGGCACCCGGACGGCCGCCGCATCACGCTTCCAAAACACGGATCAAAGATCAAGCCGGTCTATGTCCGCCACATACGGGAACTTATACAATGAACACCACCATGAAATATCTTGTGAAAATCTACTGGTCTGAAGAGGACGCGGCCTACGTCGCTAAGATTCCTGCATTGCCTGGATGCATTGCTTACGGTGAGAGCTACCATGAAGCCGCCGAAATGATCGAGGAAGCCGCCGCGCTGTGGCTTGAGAGCGCGGCGAAGCATCACGATCCAATTCCTGAGCCGGATCTCGCGGCGGAGGAAATCCGCCGGTTGGCCCCGCTCCTCAACGTCAGTAAGCTGGCCAGGGCCGCCGGGGTGAATGGCCACACCTTGGCCACCAAGCTCAGGCGTGGCAGCCGGTTTAGCCAGGACGAGGCGAGCCGCATTCTGCGCGCGTTGGAGAGGGCGTGAGCTCGGCAGCGCACCAACGGCTCGGGCGGCATACAGTCCACAATTTGCTGGAATTCGCAGCCAACGCTATTGTCGCGGCTGTGCTTGAGGGGTCGGCAAAGAATCACCCCACCACCAGATTTCATCGCCGGGTTCGGCCTCGATGATGGCCCCGTGCTTTGCTGGATCGTATTTTACGCGGCTGCACAGCCCCGCGGCCTGAGCGAGCGGCAGAATGTCCTCGCTTATTTCCTCGCCGCAAAAATCGCCGCCAAGCTTGGTGATATACCTCCACATCGCCTCTCCGAAGTGGGCGAATCGTGGATCGGTGGGCGGTGGCGTGTAGCGCTCGCATCTTGGGTGGTGTGGCGAGAACATATCTCGTCCATCACGGCACCAGTTGCGGCACTCGCAGTATTCAACAGTATCACTCATTGCTACTCCTTCCACTGCGGTAAGGGGCTTGTCCGGCGTGTTCGTCATGGTCGCCGTATGCCTCGACCGCGCCTTCTGACCACATCGCCAGTTTTGCGGCCATCTGCGAGAATCGGGTTTCGAGATTGGACAGGATTTCCAGCGCGTCCGATCCGCACATTTGTCCGCCGCCGAGGTTTCCGCTCTCCGTATCGTCCACGGCCTCTCGAAGCAGGCACATCGCGCTTCCGATGTCCTCAATGGTTTCGGCCAATTCGCGGCGCACTTCACGCGGCGGAGCGCTGGCAATTACATCACTCATTGCGCACCTCCCTTCTTGATTTCCAGCAGCGTGGTACGGTCCATCAGGCGGCCGATGATGGGCTCGCGGTTGAGGTCGCTCAGGCACAGTCCGAAGCCCTCCGGGTGCGCGTTGCTGGAAAACAGCAGCGGCAGCCGGTGGTTTTTGCGGTGGTCCAGGATCTGGAAAAACTGGCTCTCAAACGCGCTGGTCCATTCGTTTTTGCCGAGGTCATCGATCACCAGGACGCCGGCATGCAGGCACTCGGCCAGATGCTCGCGGGCGTTGGCGGCGATGGTGCGGTCCCGGCTGGAGCGGTCGTGGGCGGCCTCGAGCAGCCGGTTGGCGGTGGTCCAGGTCACCCGGTTGCCGCGCAGGATGGCCGCCTTGGCGGCCAGTGCCAGGCAGCGCGTCTTGCAGCGCCCGGCCGGGCCGATGAGCCCCAGCCAGAACGCGCTGGCCGTAGGCCGCCACGCATTCACCGCCCGCCACAGCGGCCGGTTGAAATCCGGGTGGTGCTCGTCGGTGAGCAGCAGATCGGGCGGCAGCAGGGCCGTCACCCGCGCCGCACGTTCCTCGGCCCGGGCCTGCCGCTTGGCCGCTTCCACCGCGGCGTCGTTGGCCGCTTGGCAGGCCGGGCACAGCAGGCTCAGCGTGCGGCCGAAGTCATGCCCGGCGATCCAGATGCACTCGTATTGGATTTCCTGCTGGCAGTGCGCACACGGGCAGGTGGCGGTTTCCGGCTCATGCACCGGGGCGTCAAGGAGCTTGATGGCAGTCGTGTTCATGGTCGTTGGGAGTGGGGTGTTCAAATGAGCGTATGGCTGGCCGGGCGGCGGCCGCCAAGGTCGAGCGTCTGCTGCGGCGCCCCGTTGCAGTGCGTGCCGGCGTTGCGCAGCCACGTTTGCGGATCGTCCTCCCAGCGCCGGTGCCGGAAGAACTGGGCGGCGCTGGGCACGTAGGCATTGAGGTGGGCACCCGGCAGCCGCGCGATGGCCGCGGCGATGGCCTGAGTGCCGCTGCGCACCGCATCCAGGTCTGCACCCTTGCGCACATGCACCGCCAGCGCCTCGATGGCCTCGGCCACCTTCTCGCGCTTGGGGTATAGTGCCACCACATCCGGCAAATTGGTTTCCCCCTCACCCCCTTCCTTGATATCTCTGTCTCTTTCTCTTTCTCTTACCCCATGGCATGGGGGATCGATGGGGGATCGATGGGGGATCATTTCAGATGGATTTTCCACCAACTCTGGATAGGCTGTGGAGAATGCTTTCAGCATGGGGGATGGGAGCCCCATCGCATGCCGCACAGCAGCCACCAGCACCTTGTTTTTCGTTGATAGCTGGCCGCCTTTTCCGAATTGGTGGCGTAGGAAATGAGTCAGGAAATAGACGCCCCCGGAAAGCTTCTGGATGGAGGATGGAAGGGCCATCGATACCCCTTCTAAGGTTGATGGGGGCAAACCAGTCTCGAATGCGAACCGCTTGCTGCTCACCTTGACAAAACCGCACAAGTCACGCGCCGGATTAGTGAT